ATCGGCTAGGAGGAACCCGCTGTGACGACCCTGGCTGAGCGCATCCCGCTGGACGAGATCACCGCCCAGGCGCGTGAGGTCAAGTTCGGCCGCACCCTCCTGACCCTCATCGCCGCCGTCCTGTTCGGCCTCGGCTGGCTGGTGGCGAAGGCGTTCGGCGTGCTGTGGCTCGCTGCGGCGTGGACGTTCGTCGCTGCCCGCCAGGGGTGGCGTGCTGGCCGGGCGGTCCCGGCCGGGCCGTCAGTCCCGCGCTAGTGGCTCTCGTTCCTGCGGCTGGCGAAGGGAGGTGATGGGACAGTATGGGACTCCTGGACCGGGTGAACGCTGAGACACGCATGGCCATAGGCGGCGTGCCCTGGCGCCCGTGGGATAATCCCTACTGGTTACGTAGAGATTCGATGCCGGTGGTCCCATCCATCCGTCCCGGGCCGGGACGACGGGCCAGGACGGTGCCCTCCACCTGGCCCCCGTCTACGCCTGTGTGCGTGTCCTCGCCGATGGCGTGGCGAAGCTGCCGCTGCAGCAGTACCGGCAGGTGGGCGACCGGAAGGTGAAGATGCCAGCCGGGCAGCTCCTCTCGGAGCCGTCCGCTTATGGCGGCCTGTACGACTGGCTGTTCACCGCCATGGTGTCCCTCGCGCTGCACGGGAACGCGTACGGGCTGATCACCCAGCGCGACGGCTACGGCTACCCCACGTCGGTGGAGTGGCTGCCACCGGATGCGATGACGGTGGAGGACGTGCAGCCGTGGAACCCGGCGAAGGCCCGGTTCTGGTACTTCGGCCGCCCGGTGAACCGGGACGACCTGCTCCACTTGCGCGCCTTCGCATTGCCCGGCCGTACCGAAGCCGTGTCGCCGCTGCGGGCGTTCCAGGCGCTCATCGAGTCCGGGCACGCCGCCCTGGAGTACGGGAACGGCTGGTACCGGGCCGGTGGGTTCCCGCCGGGGACGTTCCAGAACACGGCGTATGAGGTGACGGCGGAGCAGTCGAACGAGATCCGGCGGAAGGTCGTCGATTCGATCCGCCGCCACGAGCCCCTCGTGTATGGCCGGGACTGGGAGTTCAAGCCGATCACCGTCCCCCCGAACGAAGCCCAGTTCATCGAGGCCCAGCAGCTCACCGCCACGCAGATCGCCAGCGTGTACGGGGTGATGCCGCGGAAGGCCGGCGGGATCCACGGCGACTCGATGACCTACTCGAACGTGGCGATGGACCAGCTGAATGAGATCACCGAGACGCTCGACCCGTGGCTGGTCCGGTTCGAGTACGCCCTGTCCCGCTGCCTGCCCGCATCGCAGTCGGTCAGCTTCAACCGGGACGCGCGGATCCGCTACGACCTGACCGCCCGGTACAGCGCCTACCAGGTGGCGCGTAACACCGGGTTCCTCAACACGGACGAGGTGCGGGAGCTGGAAGAGCGGGAGCCACTGCCGAAGCCGAAGAGCGACGACGACTACGACGGCGCCGACTGGACGCCGCTGTCGATCCAGGTCGCCGCGGCCAGGGGTGCGAAGGAGATCCTCGGCACGGGCGTGATGGGGGGCGCTGCGCCAGCAGCCCCGGCACCCCCGGGGAAGACGGGCCCGGGGCTGCTGGCCTCGCTGCAGCCTGGTGCCCCGGTTCCCGCTGGTGCGGTGAATGGCAACGGGAAGGCCAACGGGAACGGCAAGCCCGGTGCTGCCAAGCCGCACTAGCTACCGAGTCGGCCCGAAGGGCTACGTCCACGGGTGGATTCATGTCGGCGGCTACGGCGACCACCCCACAGCGCACCTGGTCAGCCACTCGGGTGTCACGCCGGAAGAAGCCGCCGCAGTCAAAGAGCACGCCGCCAGCTCCTACGGGCTCAACGGGGCACTGCGGCACGGCCTGTCCACGGACAGCCAGCGGGAGCGTGTGCGGCTGATCGACAGTGCGATCGGCAAGAGCGCCACCACCCGGGACTTGACCGTGCACCGGGGGCTCAGCGCCGGGCACGCGGCCAGCCTAAAGCCGGGCGCGGTCGTATCCGATAAGGCGTTCGGCTCGGTGACAACTGACCCGCGGGTCGCTGACATGTACGGCGACAAGGTGATGCAGATCCACCTCCCCGCGGGCACGAACGCCGTGCCGGGCGGGCGCAGGGAGCAAGAGCTGATCCTGCCGCGCGGCACAGCGGTGCGCGTGGACCGCGTTGAGGGAGACACCGTCCACGCTCACATCGAGCCCCAGGGCACCCCCGGCCGCCGCGCCCGGTCCCGTTTCGCGCCTGAGTACCGCACCGCTGAGACGCCGATCGCCTCCACCGTCCACGAGCCGTTCGGCTCCCCCTCCGGCCCCGGCCTGTTCCACCACAAAGGCCTTCAGCTGCCGGCGTACATCCAGCACGTCGCCCACCGGCTCGTGGCGCAGGGCCACCCGCGCGGCAAGGCCATTGGGATGGCAGTGGGCATCATCCGCAACTGGGCCGAGGGCCACGACGGGCACGGGAACCACGTCCACCCCGACGTGCAGGCCGCTGCGGCGAAAGCGCTCGCCGAGTGGGAAGCGGACAAGGCCATCGGCGGCAAGAAGCGGAGCTCGGCAGGGATGAGCGAGTCGCGGTTCAACCCGAACCACGCACCAGCGGGCGTGGGCGGTGGCCAGTTCACCTCCAGCGGCGGCGCAGGCAAAGGCGGCGCCAAGAGCAAGCCCGCAGCGAAGGCCGCCCACCGGCCAGCGCCCCACCACGGGCTGTCCGCAGCGGAGAAGCAGCACCTCCTGGACAGGTCGGACGCGATCCGCAAGCGCATCCACGGCCTCCGCCAGGAACTGGAGATGCTGGAGAAGCAGCAGCACGCCGAAGCGAAAGCCGCGAAGGCAGCCAAAGCAGCGGCGGCGAAAGCCGGGCACAAGCACGTCACCCCCGGCAAGGCGCACAAGAACCCGGCGCACACCGGCGCGTCACACAAGACCACCACGCACAAGGCCAAGTCGCTGGCCGACCGGATCTCTGGCCTGCACGCGCAGATCAAGAAGCTCCGCCAGCAGGCGGACGAGCTGGAAGCACAGGCAGGCGGCCGCGGCCGCGGGTTCGCATACGACCCGGCCCGGCCGCCCGAGCACCGCTACTACGACGGCTCCTGGGGTTAACGATGGCGGAACTGACCACCCAGTCGATCAACGACCTCGACGACGCTGACTTCGCGTACATCGCGCCCGGTGGCAGTAAGGACTCCAGCGGGAAGACGGTCCCCCGCTCGCTGCGGCACTTCCCGATCCATGACGCCGCGCACGTGCGCAACGCGCTCTCGCGTGCCCCGCAGTCGCCGTTCGGGGACAAAGCCATGCCCAAGATCAAGGCCGCGGCGAAGCGCCTCGGCGTAGAAGTCGGCGCCGACGATTCCGGCGGCAGGTCACTTGGAGGATTGATGGGCGACGCAGAGCGCCGGTTCACGCCCGGCGCAGTCGAGATCCGGTCAGCACAGGACGGGCACCGGATCGGCGGCTACGGCGCCGTGTTCGGCGTCCTGTCCCGCAACCTCGGCGGGTTCGTCGAGCGGGTGGACCCCGACGCGTTCAACGAAGCCAGGATGACGAACTGGCCCAACGTCGTCTGCCGGTACAACCACGACCCGTCGATGATCCTCGGCACCACCACCGGGAACACGCTGTCGCTGCGCACCGACCGGATCGGCCTGGAGTACGAGGTGCTCCCCCCGCAGGCCCGCGCGGACATCCTCGAGCTGGTGCAGCGCGGCGACATCCAGCATTCCTCCTTCGCGTTCCGCGTCCCCGACGGCGGCGACTCGTGGTCCACCACCCGGGACACGTCGTACCCGATGCGGACCCTGCACTCGGTGCAGCTGGTCGATGTGGCACCGGTGCTGGATCCCGCCTACCCGGATGCGACTGCGGGGCTGCGGTCGCTGGCGGCGGCGATGGACGCCGAACTCGATGAGGTGCGGAAGATGGCCGACGCGGACGAGCTGCGCCGGTTCTTCCAGCGGACGGACCGGCCGAAGTACACGCCGCCGGTCAAGCCGGTCAGGGCCACCGAGGCGATGATGGCGCTGATGGAGAAGCGGCGCGACCCCTACGCCTGAGGCACTGAACAGCCCAGGTCACACAACTGAATAAGCACCCGGCCACCTGGCCCATACGGCGAAATGCCCATAACCCCACCCCTTGAAGGGAGGACCCCGCCGTGAGCGAGGTCGCCAGCAGGCTCCGGGACAGGCGCCTGAACGTGTGGAACGAGGCCCGCGCCATCATCGAGAAGGGCGCCGAGGAGAACCGCGAGCTCACCGCCGAGGAGAACGGCGCGTGGCAGCGGATGATGGAAGAACTCGACGTCATCGACGAGAAGATCGAGGGCGTCCTGAAGGCCGAGCAGCGGGCGAAGGACACCGACACCGCGTTCGACGCCATCACTGCCCGCAAGCCTGAACGGCGCACCGGCGGTTACGACGGCTACGGTGCCCCCGTGGGCGCGGGCGCCGAGTCCGGCGGCCGCGACGTCAACGGCGAGGTGCGCGCGTTCCTGCGCGGCGACCCGGGCTCGCCCCGGTCGATCATGCTGTCCCACAACACCGACGCCTACGGGCCGCTGAACCTGCGGACCCTGCAGTCCAACAGCGGCAGCCCGTCCACGATCGTCCCGACCGACTTCTACGACAGGCTGATCGCCCACCTCATCGAGGTGTCGGGGATCATGCAGGCCGGGCCGACCGTCATCAACACGGCCGGCGGCGAGACGCTGCAGATCCCCAAGACGACCGCCCACTCCAGCGGCGCCATCGCCTCGCAGGCGTCGGCGATCCCCACTTCCGACCCGTCGTTCGCGCAGGCCAGCCTGTCCGCGTTCAAGTACGGCGTGCTCCTGCAGGTCGCGCGGGAACTGGTGGACGACTCGGGGGTGGACCTGATCGGCTACCTGGCGATGCAGGCCGGGCGGGCGGTCGGGAACGCGTTCGGGTCGGACCTGGTCCTCGGCAACGGCTCCTCGGTGCCCGCCGGGCTCATCAAGTCCACCTCTGCGTCCCCGGGTGTCACCGGCACCACTACCGGCGTGTCCGGTGCGCCCCAGTACTCCAACCTGGTCGACCTGGAGTATTCGGTGATCGCGCCGTACCGCCAGTCCAGGTCGTGCTACTGGATCGCCAGGGA